TTTAAAAAAAATAATTATAAAGTAGTAAAAAATGTCATAGATAAAAAACTAGCTTTATTTTTATATAGTTATTTGTCTATTAAAAGAAACGTAGCTAAAACTTTATTTGAAAAAAAGTATATTTCACCTTATGAAAATATGCATGGAATATTTGATGACCCACAAGTTCCAGGTGCATATGGAATATATGGTGATGTTGCAATGGAAACTTTATTAGCTGGAATACATCCATTAGCGGAAGCACATACAGGATTAAAATTATATCCAAATTGTTCTTACACAAGATTGTATTTAAAAGGCAATATTTTAAAAAGACACAAAGATAGATTTAGTTGTGAGATATCAACTACTATGAATCTTGGTGGAGATGTTTGGCCAATATATCTAGAACCAGATAAGAAAAAAGGTTTTTGGAAAAATGGTAAGTATATACCTAGTAAATCAAAAGGTATAAAAATTATATTAAATCCTGGTGATATGTTAATTTATAGAGGTAATATTTTAGAGCATTGGAGAAACAAATTTAAAGGTAATACGTGTGCTCAAGTTTTTTTACATTATAATAATAGTAAAACACCGGGAGCTAAAGATAATTTATACGACGGAAGACCACATTTGGGTTTACCCGATTACTTTACTAAAATTTATGAACTCAAAAATAAAAAATAATTATTTTATTCATCAATCTAAATTTATAAAAGAAAACGCTGAATTTTTTTACAAAGAGTGTTTAGAAGGAAAAGAACGACATAAAATAATGTTTCCTACAGAAAACTCTACTACTTGGAGCTATAAAAAGTATAACACATTTGCTCTAACAGCAGGGTCAATTATTTTTTATAAACTATTTATAGAATTAAAAAATATCATACATGATTATTGTAAAACTAAAGAACCTTTGTGGTTTCAAAGTTGGATAAACATACATGAAGAAGATGAAGTATTAAATTGGCACTCACACTTTAATTCTATCGCTCATGGATATATTTCTATAAATCCTGAAAAAACAAAAACTGTTTTTGAAAATTTTGAGATAGATAATAAAATAGGTCAAATATATATTGGTGAAAGTAACAAAAAACATAAAGTTGTAGTTTTAAATGGTTTTAAAAAGAAAAGAATAACTATTGCGTTTGATGTAATAGATTTAAAAACTTTTAATAAAATTAAAAAAAAAGATGGTAATGATATTAATTTAAGTTTTTTTCCATTATGAGAATATCAGATCCAGCAACAAGATATAAAATTTGTAAACAATGTGAACACTTTGTTTCGTTTACAAAACAATGTAAGATATGTTTTTGTTTTATGAAAATAAAAACTAAATTTAAAGAATTTAAATGTCCAATTAAAAAATGGTAGATATTATTAAAAAATTTTCAAAACATTTGACAGCTGTAGAATATCCAAAACAAAAAACATCTTGGAATATAGCAGGTATTATAACTGGACAAAATGCATTTTATAAATTTGATGTGGGAGGTTTAACAAAAGTATCTAAAGATAAAGCATATAAAACAGGTAATATAAACACTAAAGCAGAAAAAATGGTTTTTGAATTTAAAGATAAATGGGTTATATTAGATGTAGAAGAATTGAATAAATACATAGAAAAAAATAAAAAAAAAGATTTACAATTAAAAGATTTAATTTCTAAATTAGAATGGAATATAATTCTTTTGAAAGATAAGATATAAGTATGTTATTTCCAGTTACCATAGTAGATAATTTTTTTGAAGATCCTGATTATATTGTTAAGTATGCTAAGTCTTTAAAATATGAAGACCTAGATATACTACCAGGATCAAGAACAGATGCACTTCATAATATAGATCAAGAGTTCTTTAATTGGATTACAAGTAAGTCTTTAAAACTACACTATCCACAAGAAGAGTTATCTTATCAAGCAGAAGCGCGTTTTCAAAAAATACCTGTTAATTTAAAACATGATGGGTGGATACATCATGACGTACCAAGTGAACTTACTTGTGTTATTTATCTTTCAAAAAACACTGATACTGGATTGAGTTTTTATAAACGTAAAAGTCCTATGAGAATCTTAGATAAGCAAGAATTAAAATATCATTATTTTGAAAATCCTAATAGGAACAAAAAAGAAATGGCAGAAATAGAAAAAGCTAAAAAATTTAATAATGATTTTTTTGAAGAAACAATAAATGTTAAAGGCCTTTATAATAGATGTACTTTATTTGATTCCTCCTTATATCATGCAGCCCATGTATTTACAGGGGATAAAGAAGAGGAAGATAGACTTATTTTTGTAAACGTAATATTTTCTATAACTAACAACGGTAAAATGCTTAAATACCCTGTTACAGAATCCTTTAGATTCTAGACATTTTTCCCTACCAAAATAATAAAAACCCTATATAATACTAGGTTATGTTACAGAAACTCAATTTTAAACCAGGATTTAATAAACAAGCTACTGAATCAGGTGCTGAAAGTGAATGGGTAGACGGAGACTTTGTAAGATTTAGATATGGTTTACCGGAAAAAATAGGTGGTTGGCAACAACTTACCGTTGCTAATGATACTTTACCAGGTGCTGCTAGAAGACAACTTGCTTTTAGTTCTTTTGCTGGAGAAAAATATACAGCTATAGGAACATCACAGGGTTTATTTTTATATTATGGAGAAGGATTTTATGACATTACTCCTTTAGATACTGCTATCACTGGAGCAACTTTTGATACAAATAATGCTTCTACATCTGTTACAGTAAACAAAACATCTCACAATTTAGCTGTTGGAAGATATATTACTTTTACTAGTGTAACTGCTCCTCCAGGATCAGGTTATGTAGATGCAGATTTTGAAACAGGAGCATTTGAAATAGTACAAGTTAATGATGCAAATAGTTTTAATATTGTAATGAGAACTAATGCTTCTGCAGATACAACTGCAGCCGGCGCTGCAACTATTAATCCATATATTGAAATAGGACCTACTACTCAAACTGTGGGTTATGGATGGGGAACTTATTTATGGGGTGATTCCACTTGGGGCACTGAACGATCAACAAGTAATGTGGTTCTGGCACCAGGAAACTGGAGTCTTGATAACTTTGGTGAAGTATTAGTTGCAACTATATTTAATGGTAAAACATTTACTTGGGATGCTGGAGCATCTAATCCAAGAGCTGTGAGAGCTTCACAGTCTACAACTAATTTTAACACAACAAACAATCCAACCGCAACTAGAATTACTATTGTATCAGATAGAGACAGACATTTATTTCACCTTGGAACTGAAACAACTATAGGTGACACATCAACACAAGATCCAATGTTTGTAAGATTTTCGAATCAAGAAGATTTAAATACTTACTTACCTACTGCAACTAACACTGCGGGTACTTTTAGATTAGATACAGGTAATGAGATTAGAGCAGCCATACAAGGTAAAGATTATATTTTTGTAACAACTGATTTAGCTGCGTATGTAATTCAATTTGTTGGTCCACCATTTACTTTCTCTGTTAGACAAGTAGGTACTAACTGTGGATGTGTTGGTCAACACGCAATGTCATATGCAAATGGAGCTGTCTGGTGGATGTCAGGTGAAGGTGGTTTTTTTGTATATGATGGTACAGTTAAAGCCTTACCATGCCTTGTAGAAGATTTTGTATATTCAACTGATGGAGATAACTTAGGATTAAATTATAATGCGGCAGACGTTATTTATTCTGCACCTAATTCTTTATATACAGAGATAAATTGGTTTTATCCTAAAGCAGGATCAACTCAAATTGATAGATGTGTTACATACAATTATTCAGAAAATGTATTTACAACTTCATCATTAGATAGAACTACCTATCAAGACCAAGGTGTTTTTCAATTACCTTATGCTACAGATTATGATGATAGTGCAACTCCAGTATTCTCTGCTATATCTGGTATAACTAACAAGTACGGAGCATCTATATATTACGCTCACGAAATAGGTGATGACCAAGTAAACAGTTCAGGCACAACATCTATTGATGCATTTATTCAATCTGGAGACTATGATATTACTTCAAGAACAAGTGCGTTAGGACAATCAACAGGGATAGTTGATTTTAGAGGAGATGGAGAGTTCTTTATGTCAGTCAAAAGATTTATACCTGATTTTAAATATTTACGAGGAGATGCTACAGTTACTTTATTTGTAAGCTCTTACCCTGATGACACAGCGGTTAGTTCACCACTTGGACCCTTTACAATTACAAATTCTACTGATAAAGTAGATACTAGAGCAAGAGGAAGATTAGTATCCTTAAAAATTTCAAATGATGCTGTAGGTGAGGCATGGAGATATGGCACACTTAGAGTTGATGCACAACC